TTATTCAAATGAACAATCAAATGACATGCCCGAAGATAAAATAGATCAAGATGATCTGTGGTGTGGACGTATTGAACGCAGAGAGAGACATCTAAAAGATAAATCTTCTACTCAGCATTGGGAGAGATACATTAGAGAGTACCAAGGTGATTTTAGTGAGATACTTTCTGGTACATCTCGTGTTATTCCTCTTAATCTTATTTATGCTTATGTGCGTACTGAAATCCCATCCTTATACTTACAAGATCCTTATTTTGAATTTACTCCTAAACAAAGCACTTCAATTGGTGCTGCTACTCTTAAAGAAATTGCCGTTAATGATATCTGGCACAGAAAGAAATTTAAAAGAGAAGTAAAGAAAGGTATTCAAGACGGCAAGCTTATTGGTCATGGTTGGTACAAAGTTGGATACAACGCTAATCTTGGTAACTTAGAAGAAAATCAAGATAATTCTGAAAACAGCAACAATGAAGATTACTTCTTTTATCGTTTAAATTGGCGTCATGTTATATTTAATGACGAGGCAGTTGATCCACCTTATGATGCTACATGGATTGCTCAAAAGTTCTTTGTTCCTTTAAAAGTTGCTAAAGAGAATAAAGATTGGGATGCAAAAAGAAAAGATTTGATGGGTGTTAAACTCTCAGGAAATGATGTTCCTGAAGATAAGAGATATTTAAGTGATGTCACAATGGGTGACACGTCTTTTGCTGAATTATATGAAATTTGGGATAAGGTAAATAAGAAAGTTATCATCTTTTCTAAGCAAAAAAATGTAGGTATCTTACATGAACGAGAATGGCCTTATATTAAGATGCAAGGTTTTCCATTCCTATTTTTAAATCTTAGTTTTGTCAATGATGATCCGTATGGAATCTCAGACGTTGGTATGGGTGAAATGCACGTTATGGAGAAAACCAAGATTCGTACTGCTTTCTTGGAACACTTAAAACGTGGAAATCGACAATTACTGACAACACCTAATAATTTTGAACAAGAAGCTAAAGATGCATATATGAAAGGAGATGATTCAGCTCTTTTAGAGTGTGAAGATCCTGATAAAGTTAGACCTTTACCTTATGCTCCTTTTCAACCAGATGTATTTTCACTGGAATCTAGACTTGATGACGACCTTTCTCAGATTTGGGGTCAACGTCCTAATGATAGAGCTGGTCAAGCTCGTACTCAAACTCGTACTAAGTTTGAGTTACAATCTCAAAATGTTGGTACAACCAATAGATTGGCTGAACAACAGAACATCATTCAAGATCTTGCCGAAGAAGCTGCTGAGAAATTGAGTTGTTTACTAGATCAATATGCAACCAGTCCATTTTGGGTTAAATTAACAGGTTACTCCATTGAAAAAGTTTCTAAAATGTTGGAATCCAGACCTTCTTATGGCACTCCTGACTCTGTAACTACACAAAATGGGTTTACAATCACTTCTGATGACATTAAAGGGCCAGTTGATGTTCGTATTAAAGAAGGTTCTGCTGTTCCTTTAGATAAACAAGCTAAAATACAACTTTTGGACAAAATGGCTCAATTATATGCACAACTTGCTCAATTCCCTAAAGGGCCATTCATTGGTGCTTTAGCTAAAATGATGGTGGAAGAAGCTGGATTACATGAACTGACAGATGCTCTTGAAGCTGAAGTAGTGTTTATGGCCGAACAAGCTAAGAAACAAGAAGAACAAGCTGCTCAAGCATCAGAAATGATGGCTGGAACTAAAGCAACTGAATTACAACTTAAAGCTCAGGAATTAGCTACAAATCAACAGAAAGTAGACAATTCAAACAAGATTGAATTACTTAAAATCGTTAAAGATCTTCAAATTGCTGTGGCTGAGTTACAAGCAGCTCAGGATGAGAAGGAAAGTAGGACAGAAGTTGAGTAAAGATCCTTGTGAGACTTGCGGTTCAGTTGGTTATTACCATTGGGTTGTAAAAAGAGATGCTGAAGGTCAAAGATTTCAATACTGTAATGACTGCACTAAAATGAGTATTCCCAATCTATCACCTGATGTTTATTTTGATAAATCTAAGGGTGCCAATCAAACTGACCCTAATCTATCAGATAGGTATAAAGGGCCAATACCATTTTCAAGTAAAAGAGAGAAAGCTGCAATTTTAAAACGTCTTGGGCTAAGAGAGGCTGGAGACAGAGAACACGGTTCTAGAAACTTTGATAAACAAGGTTCTAAACAGTGGGATCAATAACAAATTTTTAATTAGCGACCTCGGACAGTACCGAGAACTAAAGGGAGAATTAAAATGGATAATAATGAATCCACGTCACACCAGGAAATTTCGACAGAAACAACTCCTGCACAAGAAACATCAACTGTTACAACTGAAGCAACTCAAGTGACTCAGGAAAGCAAGCCCATTGAAAGTGGTAAGACTGCTGAACCTGAAACATGGGAATATGACGGAGATAGGAAAAAAGTTCCTGATTCGTTCAAAAAATATGCTCAAGGTTTTGATAGATATGTTTCTAAGAAAGATCAAGCTGCTGCTGAGTTTAGGAAAAAAGCTGATGAATACGAAAAACTCGTAAATTCTGATACTTTTAAATCTTATCAGCAATTCATAGCACAAAACCCAAAGGGTGCTGAACCTATGGAAAAGGCTCCAAGCGTTACTCAAGAAGAGATTGATGCTATTACACTAGGCGACTCTAAGACATTAGATGCCGTCATTGAGCGTAAGGCCAATCAATTACTTGAGACTAAGTTTGGGCCAAAAGAACAAGAATTGAGGAAAGAGTTACAAACCCTCACTATGAAACAAAAGCAGATTGAAAATGCTGAAATGATCCAATCGTTTGCAGAAGTGAACACAGACTTTTGGGATTTGTATGATTCTGGTTTTGAAGACTATATTATTACTTCAATTAAACAAGGCAAGTCTTTAGAAGACACTTATAAAGCTGCCAAAGTTATTGAAAATAAAATGGCCGAAAGACTGGAAAGCCAACGGAAAGCTGACTTTGAAAAGAAGAAAGCTGGATCTGTTGTTGGTAAGTCAATTCCTGGAACTCCTGACGTAGTTTTTGCAGATAATGAAGATCATGCTAAGAGATTAGCTATCGAACTAACATTAAAAGGCGATAAGAGGCATGTGCGTATAAAACCGAAGAAATAAATAGGAGTTTCACATGCTAGATATTCTACACACATGGGGCCCAGACAATGTTGGTCAATTGCTGGTTTCCACCCACGAAAAACGTGGAAAGAAAGAAGTTGCCGATGCGATTTTTAATCGTATCCCCACCTTTGAGTATTTGAACACGAAAGGGAAAGTGATGCTTGACGGTGGTGCTTCCATCGTTATGCCCCTTGAAGTTGCCCGTAATACAACTGCAAAGTTCTATGACGGATACGACTTGCTTGATGTTACAGCTCAAGACAATCACACCGCTGCTCAGTACAAATGGAAACAAGCTGCTGCTTCAGTTTCTATTTCGGGCCGAGAAGCGAACATCCAAAATCGAGGCGAATCCGCTCTCATGAATCTGTTGAATATGAAACAGAAAAATGCAGAACGTTCTCTTCGTGATATTATCAATCAGAAATTACACGGTGCGTCTAACACAGCGAAAGAAATTCAATCGCTCGTTACGCTCGTTGATGCGACTTCTACTATTGGTGATATTAACTCTACTGCTAATACCTACTGGCAATCATCTGTTAAAGCAGGTGGTGTATTTGCCTCTCAAGGTGTGGCTGATTGGAGAAACCTCTACAACACGTTGAAAAATCGTCAAGGTAATCCTGATATGATTATCACCACTCAGACGATCTTTGAAGCCTATGAAGCTACAATGGCTCCTCAGATTCGTTACACCTCTCTTGGTGTGGGTGATGCTCGTTTCCGTGATCTTGAATTCTCTGGATCTAAAGTCCGGTTCGATGATCAATGTGCGTCTGGTGTTTCATACTTCTTGGATAGTGATGCGCTTCAGTTGTTCGTCAGCGAGAACGTCAACTTCATTTATAATGAATTTGTTCGTCCTCCCGATCAAGATGCTAAAGTTGCTCAATTCCTTGTCGGACTGGAACTTGCCACCTCAAACCGTCGTTTGCTTGGTAAAGTTACTGGTCAAAGTTAATAGGAGGGTATCATGGCTGCAAAGTTACCTACATCTATTAAAAAAGAAAGTCTCGGAAGCCTTCGACTCATTATCGCTAAGTTTGATAGTTCTGTTTCATCTAACGATCTCGATAATGGTGATACGTGGTCTACGGGAATTACAAGTATAATTGGTGATCCCTGGTTTGCTGGTGCCATATTTGTTGGTTTGTCTGTTGATCCCGTTACTGGAATCATCACAGCCACAACTGCTGGAACTGCCGTCGGAACCGTCTATGTACTCTGTAAGGATATGTAAAATACAAGGATAAAAAAATGCAAAAACAAACAATTAACTTCAATGATGCAGAGAAAGTGTTCATTCTCGGAAAGAATATTTCTGGAGCGACTCTTTCTCAATATGCTGCTGTCTTCATTGATGCCACCTCTGCCATTGCGGACGAGATTGGTATCAGTGGTGCGGTAACAGGTAAAAAGCACTTGTTTGCTGGTGGTCTTACTGTTGCTCTAGATCCGACTAAATCGGGACTAGTTCAAACATATGGCCCTGGTAAAATCTTTATGGTGCTATCAGATACTGGAGCTTCTGCTGTTCCAGGAGATCAATTGATCGCTGTGACTTCACAGACGTATCTTGTTGACTTCTCAGGAACTTCTGGAGTACCTACTACTTCTGAAAACTACGTTACTCTGCTTGAGTATTACTCTGCTGCTGCTGGAGGCCAATCTGCGCCTCTTGCTAAAGCCGTGTTTATCCGAGCGATGTAATTAAGGCTTTGCCTTATCAGTTTCGGAGCTTCTGTAAAAAGCTCCAAATTTTCCTGGGAGGGAGATATGAGCCGTTTGCTTTTTATTGATCAAACACCTGGACATGATCCTAGAACTATTTTTGACAAACCTACAGGTGGTTGTCTAACTAGTTTAACTAGAGTTTCAGAAGAACTTGCTAAATTGGGTCACGAGGTCTTTGTCTCAAGTAAACATGAAACACCCGAAGTTATAAATGGTGTGCAGTATGTGCGACCAGACAGCACAATTGGTAAATGGGATATAACTGTCTTTAATCGTAATGTTCTACCAAAAGACTTTGTGTTATATAGCAAAGAACAAGGATCAAAAGTAATTTGGTGGTTACACGATATTGTTGATCCTAGATATTTAATGGATGATGCTTTTAAATACGTAGATCATATAGTTGCACAATCTAAGTATTGTAAAGAAACCTTTAAAGACTTTTATGGTATTAGTGAAGACAAGTTTTCTATTATTTCAAATGGTATAGAACCCTCAATATTTAATCCAGGAGATTATGAGAAGCGTAATCCTAATATTTATATTACTGCTTCCGCTTTAATTAAAGGTTATATGCCATTAGATTTGTGCTATATTAACCTTAAACGACACAATCCAGATTTAGATTTTAGAATTTACAGTTCTCAAAAGCTTCATGGTTTTAATAATAATCAATCTCAGCAAGGCTTTTTAGATAACATGGATGCAGCAGGAGCGCACGTTTATACTCCAATGTCTCCAACAAGCCTTTCAACGGTGATGAAAAAGGCATGGGTTTTATTAATGCCTAATTCATATCCTGAGATGTGTAGTAACTTACTGTTACAAGCTAGAGCATGTGGATTACCAATTGTTTCAAGTAATATAGGAGCAAATCCAGAGTTTTTAGAACACGAAAAGACAGGACTTTTAACGACTCAGTGGCACCCTCACGACATTCATTCATGGACAAAAGAGTTTGCTGAACAAGCATGTCGTTTATATTTTGAAAAAGATTTACATAAACAAATATCAGAACAAACATCGAAAGGTGTTCCTACGTGGAGAGACATAGGAGGTCTTTGGAATGAATTATTTAAAACATTTAGTAAGTAGTTATAAGACTTGGAAGTTTTGGAAAAATTCAGGATTAACTCTTTATAGACAATTTATTCCGTCACAAACATATATTAAATATCTACCTGAAAGTACCTTTAATGGTGGATGGGTTCTAAACCTTGGTTGTGGAACGAGCATCTATAAAGCTGAAAATGTAGTTAATTTAGATTGTGTTGCTGCTGAAGGTGTAGACGTTGTTTGGGATCTATCAAAGATGCCTCTTCCTTTTAAAGACGAGCAATTTGATTTTATTATAGCTAACCATGTATTAGAACATATCCCAAACTGGTTCGAGTGCTTTAAAGAATTATCTAGGGTTTTAAAGGTTGGTGGAAAACTTGAGGTTTGGATACCTCCTGTTTCTAGTGATTCATCATTTACATATAGAGATCATATTAACAGCATCGGAGTTGAGTCTTTTTCTGGCATTAAAGATTTGCGTAGATGTGGAGTTAATTTAGCTGCAAATGAAGAGATTAAAAGCTTAGATTGTCTTTCACAACTAAGAATGACACAAAAGTGTGGTAGACCTGCTCTTCATTGGTGGTGTTTTTTTGCTCCAAATTCAGTTTTAGCCTGGATGGCAATGCACTTAAGAAATGTAATTTCAGAAGAAGGTTATTTCTTCACAAAGGAGAAATAAAATGAATTACTACAAGTGTGCAGATTGTTGGCGTGTCTACTCTGAGAAAGTAGCTAATTCCGGTTACTTTGAAGGCTGTAAATGTCAATGTAAACGATTTAAACAAAAACGAGAGACTAAAAAGATTAAGTTTATTGCTTGGGTATCATCATGGCTATAAACAAGACAGTAGGAATTGCTATACCAATTGCTGAATCAGTACATCCTAAAGTATTTCAATCTATTTTGTCTGTAGTTGCATATTCGTGTCAACATGGAATTAAAGTTGCTGATATTGGTGTCACTTTTCGGGAGATTATTGATTTAGCAAGAAACAATTTAGCAGAGCAGTTTTTAAAGACTGATTCTGAATGGATATTTTGGATGGATTCAGATATGTCATTTCCGCCTGATGTTTTAGAACAAATGTTTAAAACAGCAGAAGAGAAAAATGCTAAGATAGTATCTGGTGTCTATTATCAACGAAAGAATAAGAATCTACCAGTTTTGTGGAGTAGAGGGGATGAGTTGATATCTGGACAGACTTCAGGAGAAGGAAACGTAAAGTCTGATAGGAATAAGTACGTTGGAGCTTTTATGTTTCCCCATAAAGATAAGAAAGAACCATTTAAAGCTCATGCTGCTGGATTTGGATGTATTCTAGTACATCGTTCCGTATTTGAAGTTATGGATAGACCGTGGTTTAAGTTTTTACAAGGAACCTGTTCAGAAGATTTCTATTTCTTGGTAAATGCAAAAGAATTGGGGTTTGAATTGTGGATAAATCCTATACCTACACTAGGTCATTTAGCAGATCCTGTATTTGTCACAAAAGAAGATTTTCATAGAAAATTAGACACAAAAGAAGTAAGTATAGACGAAGTTGTGCAAAATAAGATTCAAGGAGAGATTAAAAATGAAAGTGTTAACTAATGTATTAATTAAACTTATTCGTGGAGGTTTCACGGATAGAGTGTTGTATGTAGACAATGTTCCAGCAGAAATGTTTTATGAAATGCAACATCCACGTAAATGCGTCGGAGAAAATGCAGGTCAACATTACGTTCCTGATATGGACAAACCTAAAATTCCCACTTTGTATCCTGAACTTGTAGAAAGTCAAACAGGAGATAAAGGAATTATCTTCGACTTAGAAAACGAACATTCAAAGAACCGTTTCTTGGCTCTTGATCGTTATATTAAGTCAGTGTTCCCTAACAACAAGCTCCCTGCGGAGCCGATTGTTAATTCTGTTGATCCTATGGACTCAGGAGCTGCTGCTTTGGAATTGTCAAAAATTCCTAGGGTGGTACTTCCGGCCCTCTCTCCCTCCGATTCGAAAGATTCGGTTGCTGGGAGTACCATGCCCGATTTAGATGTGGAGGCCATTAAAAAGGCTGCCATTGAAGAATACGAGGCTAGTAAGAAAGAAGAAGCCAGAGAGAGAATGGCTAAAGCACGAGAAGCTAGAAGCGTTAAACAAGCTTAAAGATTGATAACCAAGCAGTTTAGGGTAATCTGATGTGTATAAACACATAAAAACCCTTTAATTTTATATGTTTCATTGTATAAGGATATAACATGACCTTTTTAGAAATTAAACAACGTATTGCAGAGCAACTTGGAATCTCGTCTGCTGATACAACTACAGATGCCAATGCTACAATTGCTGCTAAGTTAACTGAATGGGTTAATGCTCGATATAGAGTTTTAGCTGGTAAAAGATCATGGAATTGGCTCATTAAAGACTCAATAGTTCAAACAGTTGTGGATGTCACTACAGGAACTGTTACAGCCACTCTCGGAAGTGCTAATATAACCTTCAGTACAGGCCCTACCTTATCTGCTGCTGGATGGTTCATTCAATTTTCAGACAGTAACGACTGGTATGAGATTTCAACTCATACTGCTGCTGCGACGGCTGCTGTTATGACTGTTCCCTACCTTGGTACCACTTCTAGTACCTTAACTTACGTTCTTCGTAAGGTGTATTATGCTCTTCCTACAGACACCAATAAAATTTTAAATATAAGTCAGCACAGAGTTTGGAATACAACTCTTCAATATATACCTGCTCGTATTTTAGATCAATATGAATCTCTTAGGAACTCTATTGGCAGACCTCGATTTTACAGTATTTCAGGTGTTGATTCATCTAGACAATATAAAATGGAACTCTTTCCTACTCCTGATGTTGCTATGAACTTGAATGTTCGTAGATACTGTATAGTAGCTGAATTATCAGCAGACGGAGATGTTCCAGTTATTCCTGAAGCATTTCATGATATTCTTGTGTGGGATGTTCTGTCTACCTATGGATTTACTTGGTTAGACGATACTCGTATTAGCTCAGCTAAAGCTGAATTTAATAACCTTTATGACGATTTAGTTAAAAATGACGTTGCAAC